GCATCAGAAGATTCTGTAACTTCAGAAGAGGTAACAGATACAAACAAACAATCAGAAGGAGAACAAGTGTCAGACACTACCGTTCCAGAAGCTCCTGCCGTAATTGAAGCGGTAGAAGCGACCAAAGTAGAAGCAGCGGCAGCACCAAAGCCATCATTCTACGCAACTCCACGCATCAATCCTAACCTCACAGCAGGTCAGTTGCTTGAAGCAAACATCAAGGCATCAATGGGCGATGATGAAGCGAAGATGCTCGTCAAGGCTACAAACGATACTTCAACAAACACAGGCTTAACACTCGCTCCACACCTAAACGAGTTCTTCACAACATCAATCGATGGCCGCCCAGCAGTTGACGCTGTTTCACGCGGAGTTCTTCCAGCGTCAGGAATGTCATTCACAATTCCTAAGATTGGAACAGCACCAACAATCGATGGAGACTCAACAGAAGGTGAAGCACTCGGCGGAACTGAAATGGCTTCAAGCTACATCACAGTTGACGTCAAGAAGGCAGCTGGACTCCAAAATATTAGCTGGGAGCTACTTGATCGCAGCCAGCCAGCGTTCTACGATGAACTCATCAGAGAACTCAACTACGCTTACGCAAAGGCAACAGATCGCGCACTCGTATCAAAGTTAATCGCTGATGGAACTCAAGCAACAGAAACAGCAGCAGATATCGCAGGATTCAAGTCATACATTGGCAAAGAAACTCCAGAGGCTTACGCAGCAGCTTGATAGTTCTCCAAGAACATCATTGATTACAAAGCATGGTGGGAGATGTTTATCTCAGCTGTGGACACAACAAATCGTCCTCTATTCACAGCTGCTCAGCCATCAAACGCTCCAGGTAATGTCGGAGTCCAATCATTGACAGGAACAGTAATGGGCCAAAACCTATTTGTTGATCCACACATGTCAATCACAACACTCATCGATGATTCTGCATTTTTGGTAGTACCAGAGGCAGTTACATTCTACGAGGCTCCAAAGACCCAGATTCAGGTGCAGACACTTGCAAATGGTCGCCTACAGGTAGCGGTTTACGGCTACTACGCAATTGCTACAAAGGTCGGCGCGGGCATCCGTCGCTGGAACCTTACATAAGCAAAAACTAATCATGGTGGGGCGGGTGCTCCCGCTCGCTCCACCAGTCGTTTATAGAGAGGAAAGAAATGCCAACAATTATCACAGCGGCAACGTTACGATCTACCTTGGGCGTTTCTTCCTCTCTGTATGCGGATTCAATCTTAAACGAAATTATCGAAGGAGCCGAGTCAGTTATCTTGCCGATGCTGGTGACTTACTCAGTCCCAATCGATGCAGTTTCACTTAACAATAACATCGCGTACTTCTCGACTCCAGTTCTCAACCCTTTCGGAGAATCTCAGTCAGTAGTCATCTCAGGCTGCGGAACCCCTTTTAACGGCACACGCACAGTCACATCTGACCTACTCGATGATTACACATTCTCAGCTGCGATTACTAACGCAGACATAATCTCAAAGAACATCATTCCATCTGGACTAGCCACTCTTACAGGCGCATCGACTTATGTCGGCAATGCCGCAGTCGAGTCAGCAGTCCTTGTGGTATCAGTAGAAATCTTCCAGAGCCTCACAGCAGCTGGTGGACAGATTGAAGGCGTGGACTTTAGCCCATCACCATTCCGCATGGGTCGATCACTATTTAATCGCTGCGTAGGTCTCTTAGGGCCTTATCTTGACACTCAATCAATGGTGCAATAATGCCAGCATCAACAATCCTTTCAGCCGTACGCGGCCCACTTGCCACAGCTCTAGCAGGAGTTTCGGCTAACGTATTTTCATACGTTCCAGAGAATGTCCCAGTTCCGGCGGTAGTCCTAGTCCCGGATTCCCCTTACATGGAGTTCGACACAATCGGATCATCTACATTCCGATGCAAGATTAACTTCACTATCTCTTGCTGCGTTACCTATTTGAGTAATCCAGCATCGCTCGACAACATCGAGCAACTTATCGAAAGCGTTGTCCTAGCCATTCCAGCAGGTTATGAAGTAGGCGATGTACAACGACCAACAGTTACACAAGTAGGCGCGAGCAATCTGCTAGTGGCCGATATAGGCGTTAGTACCCACTACACGCGAACAGTCTAAGGAGACAATATGCCAACAACAGTCATAACAGGTCGCGACCTCTCGCTTACAATCGACAGCAAGAGCTACGGCGATCAAGCAACATCATCAACTCTCGCAGTTGAACTAGAGCGCAATGCCTACGAGACAATCGACGGCAAGGTGTTTTATGCACTAGACACAACAGCTACCATCTCAGTAACAATGCTTGCTGACTGGGGCGCAACTAACTCAATTTGCGAAGCAATGTGGTCAGCAGCTTCAACAGCTCCAAACACATCACTCGCTTACACATTCACAGCAGCCACCGGCGCAGTATTTACCGGCAATGTATTCCCTTCATTCCCAAATGCAGGTGGTACAGGTAAGGATGCTCAAGAGGTAACATTTGTTCTACAAGGAACAGCAAAGCCAACACTCACAATCACATGATCTAACTAACGGGAGCAACCATGAAAAAGACAGTAAAAATTACATATCAGTCAGGTGAAGAAGCAGCCTACGTTGCCTATCCACCGGATTTTGCTAAATGGGAAAAAGCCACAGATAAGACAATCGAAAACTTTTCCGGGATGTGGGACATTCTATTTGTTGCCCACAGTGCCATGAGGCGAGAAGCAGCTGGTCAGCCAGTTAAACCTCTCGAAGCATGGATGGAAACAGTACAAGAAATAGATGTGGATACCGATAGCCCAAAAGCCACAGCCGAGGAAGTATCAGCAGACTCTTAGTCGAGTTAGCCATTGCAACTCACATACCGATGAGGGAGTGGGAAACAGCGGAAGATATTTTGACGGCGATAGAAATATTGAAGGAGCAAAATGAATCAAGTTGAAGTCGATGCTTACAATCGGAGAGAACTTCGAGAAGTAATCAAAGCCTTCAAAGCCATGGATGAAAAGGCAGTAGAAGAAGCCAAAAAGGTTTCGGGAGCTCTGGCTGATTATGCACTTGGCAAGATTCAACAAGCGGCAGCGACGAGAACAGTCGCTACTAAAGTGGCAGTTCGTATTGCTTCAGGCGGTAAGGTCTCAAAGAGCTCAAAGGTCGGAGAGATTAGCCTTGGGTTCGCTTCTCAGAAGTTCTCAGGGGGAGCGGATACCAAGCGACTTTGGGCTGGCATGGAATTTGGATCTAACAGGTTCAAGCAATTCCCGGCAAGAACCCCAAGGTTTCGCTCAGGCAATTATGGCTACTTTATCTATCCAACACTCAAGGCTGCACAGCCTTTTATTATTAGTGAATGGCAAGATGCCTTCTCAAAGATTATTAAGGAGTTCTAATGGCTGGAGATAGCAGAACCCTTAAACTTGCAATCCTTGGTGAAGTCAAAGACCTAAGCGCAAGCCTTAAAAAAGGCTCAACAGAAATCAATTCTTTTGGTGACAAGCTCACTAAATTTGGAAGAGTAGCAGGAGCAGCCTTCTTTGCTGCAACTGTAGCTGCTACAGCCTATGCGGGCAAGATTCTAGTAGATGGCGTTAAGGCCGCACTTGAAGATGAGAAAGCCCAGCGTATCCTTGCGAAGACTTTAGAGAATGTCACCGGAGCCACAAAGGCGCAAATTGCTGAAGTAGAGAAGTGGATTTCCACAACTGCACTAGCAATCGGCGTGACAGACGATGAATTAAGACCAGCCTTTAGCCGTTTGATTAGATCAACTAAAGAAGTCACTAAGGCTCAAGAGTTACTCAATTTAGCCTTAGATATTAGCTCTGCAACAGGCAAGCCTTTAGAAGCGGTAACTGCGGCACTAGCCAAAGCCTATGACGGAAACTTTGCATCGCTCGCCAGATTAGGTCTCGGCATAGATGCTTCTGTACTCAAGTCTAAAGATTTCGACAAAGTATTCGAAGCCTTGCGAAAGACCTTTGATGGCTTTTCAAAAGCAGAAGCAAACACTTTTCAAGGCAAGTTAGAGCGTCTCAAGGTTGGCTTTGATGAACTAAAAGAAAGCATCGGTTTTGCCGTACTTCCAATCCTCACAGAATTAGTCAATTACATAGTAAAATTCGTTGCACCAGCCCTTCAGTCTTTTGTGGATTCCTTTACCAGCGGTAGAGGTCTCAATAAGGTCTTCATGGTCTTTGTCGATATTATCAAGGCAATTATGATTCCGGTTATCGAAGGGCTACGTTTTGCTTTCGAGACGATAAAATCTTCAGTAGAAGACACATCTGAATCTTGGAAAACATTCTTCAATTTCCTCAAGCAATATGTAGCACCCTTCCTTGGAGAAGTTCTCAAGCTGGCAATTCAAGGATTAGGTATTGCTCTAGCATCAATCGTTACAGTCCTTGCCAAAGTCATCGATGGTTTCAGAACTGTCATTAACCTCGGTTCAAAGATAGGCGGCACAATCGGCGGATTCTTCGGAGGCGGTAGAGCAGCCGGTGGGCCAGTCTCAGCGGGCACTACCTATCTCGTAGGCGAGAAGGGGCCAGAACTCTTTACACCTTCGGCTTCAGGCAGGATTATCCCTAATGGGGCTATGGGCGGCGGCATGAGTAACGTCATCAACATTACAGTCAACGGCGCAATCGATCCTATTTCTACAGCTCGACAGATAAGCCAGATTCTCAATCGTGAGGCAACCCTATCTGGAACCTTTAATAAATTAGGTGCTTCTCTATTGGTGGGCGCATGACTTGGAAGCCACAACTTACAGTCTCAATTAAGGGCATTGATCGCAAGTCAATTACCCTTACAGACGTTTTAGTATTCTTTGGCAGGTCTAGCGTGTGGGAGCAATCCCGCTCGTCTTATGCTCGAATCTCAATTTTGAATAATACCGATGACGATTTTCTCTTCGGTATGAATCAAAATGTTATTCTCAAAGTTAAAAATTCATCAGGCACAGATGTAACAATCTTCACCGGCAAGATTACAAGCGTGGACAACTCGCTGGCCGGTTCAGGCACAGTCGGCACTAGCGCAGTCCAGACCATCACAGCCGTTGGTCCATTCTCTGAAATGTCTCGAAAAATCATTGGTCGCAGCGACTGGCCCAAAGAGATGGATACAGCTCGCATGACTCGTATTTTCAACGATGCCGGAGTCACTATCGATACTGTTGACACTCCAGCCATTTATGAGTTCGCAATTCGCGATGGCAATCCAGTCGATGCTTATACAGCAGCAGCCTCTTTCGCTCAGCAATCTTTCGGTTATATTTATGAGACAGCAGATTACAAGGTTGGCTTTGCCAATGAAACTAGACGAACAAATTATGCTAGAGATTATGGATTTACAGTCATTCCAAACAATCACATTTTATGGAATAATGTCTCAAGCCAAAAGACTCTCGCTGACATTCTGAACAAAATGACCTTGACCTATCAAAGCGGCACAAAGACTGCGACTGATACTGAGAGCGTGATTGACTATGGCTCTATTGAAGGCTCTATTGCCACAAGTCTCCACAATGCCTCAGATGCCCAGACTCAAGCGGATCGCTATGTAACACTTCGAGCCTACCCAAAGACCTCTCTCAGCTCTTTCACTATCCCAATCAACTCAGAGAACGTCGATAACATTTTTAGGAATTTCTACATTTCAATGAAGATGGGCGAAACGATTGAAATCACCGACCTACCCATCGCCCTTAAAAATACAGATTACCGAGGGTTCGTCGAGGGATATTCATTCGCTATTAACCAGTATGAAATGGTTATGAATCTGATTACTAGCGACTATACCTACAGCTTCACCCCTACTCGATGGCAAGATGTCTCAGCGGCACTTACATGGAATGGGGTCGGGGCTACTGTACAATGGAACACTTACGATGACTAGGGGCAAGCGTGGCAACAACAACTAACTTCGGATGGACTACTCCTGATAACACAGGCTATGTCAAGGATGGCGCACTAGCCATTCGTAGCCTTGGCACCGCAATCGACACTTCTCTGGTTGATCTCAAGGGCGGCACTACCGGCCAAGTCCTCAAGAAGACTTCTGGCACAGATATGGACTTCGAGTGGGGAACAGTCTCATCGACTCCTAGAATCGGTCAGGTTATTCAGACTGCCGTCACTTCAGGATATACGACTACTTCAAGTACCTATGCCGATGCAACAGGCTGGTCTGCAACAATTACTCCAACTTTAAGCACAAGCAAGATTCTCGTTTCTTACAGTTTTCGCAGTTCTGGAACTTACAATGAGACAGACGCAGGTCAAGCTTCTTCTAGGATAGTTCGCGGTGGAACTAACTTTGCCGAGCAATACTTTCTTACCTATAACACTTCAGGTGCAACTAGTTGCGCTTTTTACATTCCATTCGCAATGGATTATTTAGATTCTCCAGCGACAACTAGCGCAGTTACATACAAATTACAATGGCGCGCCACTACTTCAGGCACAATCGATTCTGGTCAACTAATTCTACAAGAGGTGCTCGTATGATTAACCCACTTTCTGATGCATTGCTATCACTTCGCCCTGGAGCGGAGTTCTCTTTCTCAGATCAAGATATTAAGACAATCGTCTGGCATACCGAAGGCGTAACCACTCCAACCAAGAAGCAAATCGAGGATGAGATTAAGCGTTTAGAAGCTGAGGAAGCAGCGGTGGCTCAAGCTCGCATCGATGCTAAGGCTTCTGCCATCGCTAAACTTGAAGCACTTGGACTCAACCTTGCCGAAGCACAGGCGATAATCGGATAATGACTCCTAAATTATGCAAAGCCGGACAGCAGCTCAGAGAACAGTTCGATGATTGCTTTCCAGACCGCGATAGAACCTCAGACGGATGGATCGCAGATGCTCGTCATGTCGCAGCTGGTAAGTCTGACCATGTTCCAAGCCTTGATAGCCAGACAGTTAGGGCAATCGATATTGACCGAGATGTATCTGGTAAAGCCAAGCCAGACCTCATGCCGTATATTGCTGACCAGATTCGACTCGCAGCCAAGCGCGGAGACAAAAGAATCTCCTACATCATATTCAACGGGCGCATTGCTTCATCTCGCATGGGCTGGAAGTGGCGCAAGTATTCTGGAAGCAATCCGCATAACCATCATTGCCATATCTCTTTCACTCCAAAGGGCGATTCAGATGGCTCGTTCTTTTCTAATATCCCGATGCTAGGTGGTAAGTAATGGGTCGCGTAACGATCAGCTCTAATAACCTATTCCCCGGCCCTAAGGGCGAAAAGGGAGATAAGGGCGATGCAGGAGGCCCACCGGGGCCAGCAGGCCCAGCAGGTCCAACAGGACCACAAGGCCCGCAAGGCCCGCAAGGCTTACAAGGCACTCAAGGTAATCCCGGCGCACAAGGCGCACAAGGCCCTACAGGATCGACAGGACTCAAAGGCGATAAAGGCGATAAAGGTGACACCGGAGCGACTGGTGCGAAGGGTGACACCGGAGCAACCGGCGCACAAGGTATTCAGGGAATCCAAGGCGTAAAGGGCGATACTGGAAACACCGGAGCAACTGGAGCCAAGGGTGACACCGGCGATACCGGAGCGACTGGATCATCAGGCGTTGTAACAGTAAATGCACCTTTAACTAATGCTGGCACTCCAAGCGCAGCCAATCTTTCAGTCTCTGCTGGTACAACATCGGCGGCAGGTATTCTTCAGTTAGAGGACTCGGTAGCCTCGACATCGACTACAACAGCGGCAACGCCTAACGCGGTCAAGACTGCCTATGATTTAACTGTAACAAGAACAAATATTTTACCTGCTATTACTGGCAGATACTATAAAACTCCCTGCTTGCAAGTAGCGTCAAATGCCACAGCTGCATCATTAAACTCTACCTACTACACGCCAATGTATTTTCCTACAAGCATCACTATTGATAGAATTTCTGCGATTACTTCCTCAACCTTTTCAGGTACTGCGTCTGTAAGATTAGGCGTTTATGCAAATAACAATGGAGTTCCCGGATCTCTTATTTTAGATGCCGGAACAATAGCCCCGACGGCAGCTAGCACTGCTTATGAAATTACTGTTAATCAATCTATCCCGGCTGGTTTGTTTTGGTTGGCTTTTAACACAGTAACATTTCCTAGTAGCAATAGTTATATCGGGGCAATAACTTCTGCTTCTCTTATGAATACTATTTTTGGTACTGCTTTAGGTACTACCTTAAGCTCGACTGGTGGAAACTTTGTTCAAGCTTATATTCAATCTGTAAATGTGACTTCAGGTTATTCAACCGCTGGAAGTGTATCTGCTTCTTTAGTCTCTCCTTACGTTTTTATTAGGACTTCATAATGAGAAAAGTTACCTACGGCATCGGCGGCTATGACCCAACTAAGCCTAACAACAATATCGTTGAAGAAATCGACCTACCCGACGAGGAGACAGAATGACAATCAAGCACCCAGCAGTAGTAGCTCTTGGAGCATTCCTAGCAGTATGGGGAACTACATCAAACTTCGACCTTAACTATCGGTCAATACTAGGGGCGATTGTCGCTGGCTTCTTCGGGTACGCCACTCCTAAAAAATGAGCGCGCAGGACTTTGCGGCGATTGCCGTCGCCATCATCACAGTTCTTGGCGGCGTTGCAGCTTATTTCCAGTTCATGATTAAGCATTACCTATCAGAACTCAAGCCGAATGGCGGTTCATCTTTGAAGGATCAAGTTAATCGATTAGAAGCGCGTGTCGATACAATCATCGACCTACTAGGTAAGTAACACTTTATCTATGGCTAAGAAAAAGGTCATAGACCTAGACACCTACAACGCACTAGATCAGTGGGCTATTTCATTGAATGAAATGTACAAGGCGTTACGACGCAGCGGCTTTGCGGTCGATATTGCGCTGGCCATCATTACGGATAGAGATGCCTATCCGGACTGGATTATCCCTGACCTACCTAATCGAATCGATAACATCCCTTACGACGATGACGAGGACTAAATGAAGAAGATTGTAATCCTAAGTGATTTACAAGTTCCCTTCGAAGATGTACATGTAACCCAGAACAT